GAATAGATAAAAAGGATAAAAAGCTAAAAAAGCTTTTCGTGCCCAAAAAACGGAAAGTCCTCTATAGAAGGAACAATCAAAAATAGTTTCCGATTTTAGGGCACGAAAAGCGTTTTTAGCGTTAGAAAGTAAGACACCCTTGCCATACCAGACAAAAGGGGATGGTTTCTTTATATTACAAATATTATAATTGTATTATTTGTAATTTGAGTATTTAAAAGTCATGTGGATCGCGTTCAATGCGTTCCCAACCGACAATTGATATGACAGCAAGTTGTTTGTGATTGTATCTCTCGTTCTTCTGCTTCACATCTCTGCGAAGGAAGATGCTGCGCTGGATTAATTCCTCGAAAAAGGTTTTAGTCATTTGTCGCTTACCTAACTTGCTGAGATTCTGGTAAATCTCGCCTTGCTTGTAATCGTCGAATAGATCCATGATTTTGATCGCGTTGAAATTGCCTTCTTCGCATCTCTGGTATCTCTCGGAAAACCACGCATACAAATCATCACTGGATGCCATGTAGGCAGAAGTTGTCTGGGCACATTCTGTTGGCACCTCTGGCATGGGTGTGTAACAAAAGGGTGCGATGATTTCGAACAATGCCTCGCGATGGGATTGTCGCCATTCATCTGTGACAAAATCGGAATTTTTGACGAAGAATCCAGTCGGGTTTTCTAGTGAATCGTATTCTTCTTTTGTGACCGCAACGCTATTGAATTTGACTGCTCGGATTCTGCGAATAATGGCTGGATTGACTTCGTCGAGTAATGGCAGTGTGTTGCATTCCATGACAAATGTGGCTTGGAGAATGGTGTTTGTGTCAGTGGCATAAAGTTGTCTGGCATTAATACTGCTGTTGCCAGTGATTGCTTTCAAGGCAGCGCACTTTATTTTTTTGCCCGCTGATGGTTCTTGCATAAGAGCAAAGCGTTTTTTATGGAGCCCAGCAACCTCTGGATTTGCACCCTCGCGAATATTGTTTTGCAATAATTCTTGTGGGAGAGTGTAACCATAACTGGAGAGCATTGACATGAAGAGAGTGTTGAGCAGGGATTTTCCGTTTCCGCCGATACCAGTGGCAATAAAGAATTCTTGATTTTGTGTGCCTATCATGCCGGTGGCGAGAGCTGATAAATAATAATTGCGGATGGTTTCATTTGGCAAAATGGATCGGAGAATTGAATTCATGGCATCGATTTTGGATTGTGTGGGTGCAACGTAATCATATTCTGCGACAGTGGCGATTTTCTGAGATGGTTCTGGATCGATGAATTTGTGGGCTCGCAGATCGTAGATGGCATTGCGGAAAGCGAAGAGATGCGGATAGATATCAAACTCAAACCGATTATTTGTAATGGCAGTTATAATATCTTCGATGACACCTTTGCGGAATCCGTTTTGCCGGGTTTTGATGGCATTTTTCTGGAGTTCCGCGATTTTCTCCATGTGTTTTTCGTTGTTTTCTTTGCCGTTGAATTCGGCGGTTTTACGAGAACAATATGCCATGATATCGGAGTAGATTTGTTTATCGACAAATTTGGTGAGATGGGATTTTTTGCGATCATCGCGTTCCCAGTAGATTCCATTGTAATGATAAACCATCTCATTGACACAGACGAATTTGTGACCATAATTATCTTTGAAATAATCGGAGAGAAGACCAGTCGTGAATGCTTTTGTGTGCAGATCGGTTTTATCGAAGGTGCGTTTTTCCCAGAACTCTCGACTGATGCGGGCATACACTTCGGGGTTTTCATCTTTTGCCCATTTCTTGATGGATCCCATTCCGAGTCCATCAATGCGGTGTTGCAATGATTCGTATTTTTGTCGGACAGAATCCGCATCGTATTTTAGAGAAGACATGCGGGAGAATTTATCGAAAAGACCGAGACCTGAAATGCCGAGAACATTGTTGATCGCGAATGCCATATCCATCCAAGATTTGTAATCGAATGCGCGTTCTCTGAAAAGACCGGCATCCAAATACGCATTTATTTCTTCTGCGTCGAGACCATCTATGGAGATAGATTTCAATGGTGCTGGTTTTCTTTCTGGTAATTCGATTGTCAGGACTTGTGAGTCGCGGTTGCAAACACTGATAATGGTGTCTTCGAATGTGCCTTCCGTGATTTCGAAATGTCTGGATTCATCTTCTTTGGTGGAATAAGCGGAACGCATTCTTCTGTTCTTTGTATATACGGTCATATCGAAGAATCCCTTATTGGCTCGTTCGGGAGTAACATCGATGTAGTCACGTCTCCAGTTATTTTCTGGGTCGGTGTCAATGTATTTGGAAGCACGTTTGAAGAATTCTGATTGTTGTAATTTTGTCATTGTATAATTCGTGCAGATAATATGGAACGACATTACCCAATTGGATTCGTGTTCAACTGTGGCGGTTTTTACTGCGAATTCTGGTGGGGTTTGTCCTCCTAATTCTGATACAACTTTTGAGATGGCGGATTTAGCAACATCGATCAATTGTTCAGTGCAATCAGTGAATACGTAATCTTCTGCTGCGTGTTGGGGTTTAAAATCGAAATCGGCATATAACTTGACTGGGCGGTCATCTGGGATCTGCTCGAAAATCGATTTTCTTTCCTCGCACAGGGATTTGTAGTCAGAGACAGGTAATGACTTCATTTTGCGAGTAGTAGTTTCAAGAGATTCACAATAAGTGACGGACATGGTTTAGTATAATATACACTAAGAGAATAATTCTTTAAGTTTGTTTGCCGAATTGAATAAAAATTGAAAGGGCGTTCAATTTTTATCTACCAAAAGAACATTTCCTAAATATACATCTTCAGGAGTTCTTTCAATCGCATGTTCTCGATCTTCAATCGTTCATTCTCCTGTCTCAATTCTCGCACTTCATCTATGCAGTCAGGTTTCGGAATGATTTCAGGTTCAGGTTCAGGCTCAGGTTCAGGTTCAGGCTCAGGTTCAGTTGGAGGCTGAATGACTGGACGTTGGACACGCCTTTTTCCTGTTTGTGGAACATAGATCAGTCCATATTCATTCACCTTGTCTTCTAAATGCAAGCCATCGATCATTTTCAATTCGTTTTGGAACATGCTAAAATCCACTGAGTGATGATATTTTCTGGTTTTATGTGGAACAACTTCAACACAGTCTGGATGCATATCTTTTAATGCTTGAGCCTTTTTAAGATGAGCTTCTTCGACATTGTAGATGCTAGAAGTGTTACCGCCTTTGTCATGCATGGTTGTCTGTTTGTCACAAACAATGAAATTGCTCAATAGATTGACATATCTGGCTTTTTGCAATCGAATGGATAGATCCACGTCTTCGTTGTAGATACCTCGCCATTTAAACTCTGGATAAATGTCATTCGATAAAAGGATGGATGAGAAGACTCTTGTGTTGAAACTGAGTGGAGGTCTGATTTGACCCTCTGGAACATAGGCCAAGTATTGATGTCCAGACATTTTGATGTTGGAATATCGATCCGTGTAATCTTCGATGCTTCTGAAAACCGCACCAGAAAACATCTCGCTGTTTTGACATTTATTATTTCTGTAGTAACAATTAATGTTATCATCCAAGATCCAGTGTTTTTTGGCCCCAATAGAAATGGAGTGTTCCCAGACAAAGTTTCTGACTGGAATCCCGCCACATCCTCTTTTGGAGAAGTCTTCTGGACATGTGATGATTTTGCTTGGATCAATGACTTTTGCATATTGATCATATTCACTGGGCTCCACAACGATTTTGAAATCAATGTCAGCTTTTTCTAAATATTTGACTGTTCGTCTTTTCTCCCATCTTCCCAATGATATCACATAAATGGGATATTTTGGAAATATTTTGTAGGAGCTGATGCAGTCCATTCTTGACAAAGTGTATAATTCGGCATTGCGTTCTGGATACCAACAGCTGATGGTTTTTTCCGATCGAGTGATTTTTGGGTTTCCTAATCTTCGTATTATGGTTTCAGCGACTTTGTCATCATTGTAATTTATGTCGAATTCCACGTTTTGTAGTAGAGTTGTTTTGGTGTCATACGTGGGCATCTCTCGGAAATCGACATCGAATTCTTTCTCTTTGATCTGTTGTCGTGGTTTCAAATACGATAGAAGGTTGTGTGTATCAAATGATTTCAGAACTTTCAGAACTGTGTCATGATCACTGCTAATCTTGAGCTTCAATTTCTTCGTATTGGGATCTTTGTCGGAACAGAAGTAGATCTGTGACTTATTGAGTTTTACAATTTCCATTGTATATATCTCTATGAGAAAATAAAATGATAATTTGTTTATGTTCGTTTAAACATATTATCTCTTTCAATTTTTATCTACCCAAAGAACATTTTCCTAAATCTTCAGGAGGCTGATTCTTTCCATCTTCTAAAGTTCTTCGGTGACTCCCTCCTCTTTTAGTTGCTTCTTCTGATAATATCGTGCCATCTGTTTGTCTAATACTTGTTCTCTGTGGGTGTCATAGTATTTTTTGCTATACATGCTCTGCAACGCGAGATGATACTCCTTGTTTTTCGCGATCCAGTTTTTCTGGGCTCTCTTCTGTGCTTCGGTTTTTGGCATTTTGTCGGTATATTATCTACTAAGGAATTATTTAAGTGTTTTATAATCATTCTATAATGGTGGCAGGAACAATGGGGATGATCATGGCAGTGGCTGTCCTAAAAATGGATGAAGCCATCCGCACTGGATCAGACACATCTTCAACATCTATGGCAGTTGGGATGTGTGTGGGGACAATCTGAGCTACTGGAATGTCCATATAGACTATTCATGTAAAACGTTCTTCCTTCTTCCTCGTTTTATTTCTTTGTCGCAAATAACACATTTCCAGATCTCAATGGTCTTGAAAGTGCAGTAACAAGTTGGGCAAAGGTAATGACGGCACTGTAGAAGTGGGACGTTGGGATCAGGGGGAGCGTGGCACCAATAGCAATCCATTCACGTTATACACTAGGAGAAGAAATTTCTTTATATGACTATTTTCACCAAAGTAGTTTTTTCGCTAAATCCCCGGCAATGCCAGAATCGTTTTTGTGGCGAATATAATAGAGCTGTCTGCGTTTGTCTGCGAAGACCTTTCCATGCGTCTTGAGATAGGTCGGATAATCGCCCATTCCATTGGCGCCAATGCTGGCGATTTTTTTGTCTTTTTTGAACACATCGATCTTCTTCTTCGGGTTGGAAGATGGCACAACAGTCAAACCCAGCTGTTTTGACTTCTGTTTTGTGTAATCAGTAATCTCATACATTATTATATAATAATGGATGACACTTCTGTGATATTAATCATGACCATTGGAACAACGTTTTTAGGACTTATCTTGAGATATGCGTTCAAGTCGAAATGTGACACGGTCAGCTGCTGTTATGGGATGATCAAAATACATCGACAAGTGACAATAGAAAATAATCCATTTGGATCAACGGAAGAAACCAACATAGAAATGCGGGTATGAGATATTATCTAATCGGATTGTATAATGTCTGCTAATCAGAAAATTGTCCGTGAAATTGAAGCTGCATTGAATGCATGTGAAAATATAACCGAAGATGTGGTGAGTGTTGTTGCTCCGCAAGATGAGGCCGTGGTTGCTTGCATCAAACGGATCACTGGAATGGTGGAATATGAGATCAATGCTCTTCTACTAGGCGGAGTTACAGGTGCAACTGGAGCAACTGGCATGGGATATGTTATAGGATCCAGTGTTAGCAATTTAGGTGTAACTGGAGCAACTGGATTGCCAGATTTGTCTGTCAGTGGATCTGTTGGAGTATTGGATGATCGTTGTTGCAGACAATCGTAAATACATGCTTGTTAAAAAAAAAGCATGTATATAATATAATGCCAGCCGATAGTGAATCAGAAAGTTTCAGCTTATATTTGTCTAGCTTCAACAATACTCCTTATTGGTCTAGCAAACCGAACTCGACACCAAATGATGTGATCTTCAATGTGAATTGGGATGCTGTTTTTAATTTGAATAATCATAAATATCGCCGATGCCGCATTCGCCATGATTTCTACAGTGACAATACGAATGCGAGCAATCCCTTCCAAATTCCCAATGCCAATGGTGTGTTGGTCTTGAATGGAATCAATAGCAGATCCACGTCACAACAAGGTGGAATGATTCTTGGATTGATCACTTTAGACACCGTCAGTGTCACGAACAATTTGTATGTGAATCCATCCATTGTTGCTAACAATTTCATTGGAAGCATAACAGGTGGAACAAACACGCTGACAATCAACTTGACCTCGAGTCCTCTTTTCATGCTCACCACTAGTGACTCAATTACTTTCCTAGATCCCAACACTGGATCTTATACTACTCGATCTGTCACTGCTGTCACTAGTGCCAATACTTACACTTTTGGTGGTGCAGCTTTGGGGGCAACTTCGATCACCAATGCCTCATTTTCTTGTTCGAATCCATCCACAATTTCTTTCAATTGTTTGAAGAGCACGTCTTTGCAGAGTGTTGTTGGGCAAGACATTGAAGTCCCACGCGGATATAAACAATTGGAAGTTCAATTGTGCAACAACAATTATGGCCAATTGGTAAATGGAGTTCTGCAATCTCCATTGCTAATTGGTAGCACGGGAATTCCGAGTGTTCAAGATTGGGGATTGCAATTGAATTTTGAGTTCTATGATCCTGTCCCAAATGAGTATAATGTTAATTAGAAAGATGTAGCAGAAAAATATGAAGCCGTATGTATATAATGCCATCATCAGATAGTGAAAGTTTCAGTTTATTCTTGAATAGTTTTGGAGGATCACCATATATCACGCAGAGGAATAGTGTCGTGGATGTGATCTACACAATCAATTGGGATACCATCTTCAATCTGAATAATCGCAGATATCGCAAATGCAAATTGAGACACGATTTCTATAGTGATGCGATCTCGCAAAACACTGTTATCACACCGACTGCGGACAATGGTCTTTTAGTCTTAAATGGGATCATCTCGAAATCATCTTCTTCACAAGGTGGCATGGTTTTAGGTGAGATCACGTTAGACACGATTTCAACAACGAATAATATCTATGCGAATCCCAGTATTGTGGCGAATAATTTTGTTGGTAGCATCACTGGAGGAACAAACACAGTGACAATCAGTAGCAGTGCGAGTCCGCTGTTTATTTTGGCGCTCAATGACACGATCACATTTTATGATCCGAACACGAGTGCGAACACAACTCGAACAATCACTGCGCAAACTAGTGCGTATGCTTACACATTCAGTGGTGCAGCTTTGGGTGCGACTGGAATCACGAGCAAACCATTTTCATCGAGTAATCCATTCACAGTGACCTATAATTGTTTGAAGAGCACTTCGTTGCAGAATGTCAAAGGAATTGAAATCGTTGTTCCAAGAGGAATGACGCAATTGGAAGTCCAGCTGCAAGCCAATAACTATGGGCAGGCCATTGCTGGTGGCACGCTTCTGATTGGAACCTATTTGAGTGACTGGGCATTGATGCTGAATTTCGAGTTGTATGACCCAGAACCCAATGAATATAATCTCTAATTGATCATTATGATTTATAAATCGTCATGATCTGATATCTATTAGAAGAACTTGCAGATCCTTCTGGGTTCAATGATGGGTTCGGGCTTTTTTGGTTCGGCTTTCCTTCTGGGTTTTTTCACGACTTCTTCATCGTCACTGGATGAACTGGATGAATCGTCTGATTCAGACTCGGATTCGTAGATGATCACCTTCTTCTTTTTCTTCTTTGCATCAGCCTTCTTTTTTGGTGCGGCTTTCTTCTTTGGTAGGGGAATCTCCTCTTCTGATTCAGATTCAGATTCGGGTTCGGGTTCTGGTGCAGGCTCTGGGGCTTTTTTCGATTCTTCGGGGGCTTTTTTAGGAGCAGGGGCTTTTTTGGCACGCGGTTTCTTTTCTTTGGGTGGAATGGGAATGGGTTCTAGTTTTTCGGGTTTGACCTTGACTTCGAACTCTAAATTGTCGTCTTTTTCCTCCTTGGCTTTTGCCTCTGCTTCTCGCCTTAATCTGTCTTTCTCTCGGGCAATTGCGATTCTCTTCTCATTGACTTCAGCCATGCGGATACTCCTCTTGACCTTCTCTTCTTCGCTGAGATTTCTCTGGCGGGGTTTTAGGATCTGGGTGTCTTCGGTTTCTGCTAAATCTGCCATCCTATATTATAATTAACAGAGAAGTTTAGCCAAACAAAATCTATTTATCTTCTATACCATGGAGTTTGCCAGTTTAAAAGAGAAGACGATTGATGAAACTCTGAACAAATTGTTTGGAGCAAGAGAGAGTGCAAGAGAGATAAAACAAGCGATCAAATTGGCTCAGACGGGAAAATTGACAGATGAGGTTATTGAGCAATACAAGAAACAGAAGGAGGAAGAATACGAGCAAATAAAGCAGCAATTCAATGAACTAAATCCCAGTTACGCATTCGAGTATCCAAAGGAAACCGAGGCGATTGTTATATCAGGATCTAGTATAGAATCATGATGGGCTTTCAAAATCAAGATTCTGGGGGAACGACTCACTCAGTTGCCTCTCAGGATAATTATCAAATCTCCAATGTGGTCGAAACGAAGATGCTTTATTTATCAACGAAATCGTCACAGTGCCAGCAACTGAATGGAGATATGAAGAGCCATGTCTCTTTTGATCTGCGATCCTACTTGGATTATCAAGGCGATGAGACGATCCAAAGCATCACTCTTTCCATGCCCTACGCGATCATATGTAATAGCAATTACCAAATAAATCAATACAATAATGTGTTGAATTACAAGCTGAATGGTGTGAATTATTCGGTCACGTTTGAACAGGGGAATTACACTAGCGATTATTTCATTCAACAGTTTCTGTTGTTGATGCAACCTGGGTTTGGCATTACTTTAGACCCAATATCGGTCAAATTCACAGTGACACATTCGACTTACCCATTCACATTGTATTCGAGTTCCACGTGTGATTATGTGATGGGATTCAATAATGATTTAGTGAGTGCTAGTTCTGCTCCATACACTGTGACAGCTCCTCGCGTTTGCAATTTCTTGCCGAATCCATTATTTCGGATCACTATTGAGAACAATAGTATGTATAATGGTCAAGTTTTAGCAACAAATGGCAGTGCAGGATATTCCAATGTTTTAGCCAGTATCCCCAATGTGACCAAACAAAACACGCAGATTGTATATCAGAACTTCTCCGACGAGTTCTCGATTTCCCCCTCCGGTCAGACAACACTGATTTTAGGAATTTTAGATGACAATGGGAATTATGTGGATTTCAATGGTGTTTCGTCTTATTTCCAACTTCGAATCAGATTGTATCGCAGGATCAAACGAAGTCTGAATACATTCAAAGATGTGTTGGGTGGTGCGATGAATTTAAGACATTTGATTGAAGAGAATTCGGAAGTCATTGAGAAACCAATTGATCAAATTATGTAATGTGGATTTCAAAATGTTGCTGGGAATAAATTTGTCAAGTAAAGTTATATAATGTCAATCGCTCTAGGACTCCCGAAAGGCATCTTGCCTTCCCCCGAAGTAGCTATGTCCTCTGGTTGTGTTTCACAGCTGGTCAGAATTCAACCCAACAACGTCAGTCAGGTTCAAAGTTCCACTCAGGTATTGCCCACTGGAAATACACCTGTCTATGTGAATAACTTGGTGTTTCCTTCCCAGTTGGTTCAGTTCTCGATTCCTTGCGGCCAGGGCAAACATGTCTGGGTTGATTCAGAGAAATCCAGCATTTCTTTCCGCGTAAATTATGCAGTGACTGTCAGTGGTGGTGGTTACACTGCTGCATCTGCTTATCTTCAAGATGCTGCCTCTTCTTGGTTCTCTCGTATTGTCCATATCGGTCCGAATGGACAAACAATTGACGATGTGGTCAATCTCCACATCTCGGAGCATATTGATCACTTAGTAAATTACAATGCGACGGACAGGGATAATTTTGCGGCGCAATTCGGTTTTTTGGCTGAGGCGGCCGGTAATAACAATTACACTCAAGGCCATGCCATTGATTCCATGACGGGCACACTCAGCAGCAATAGTGTAGTGAATGCTTATTATTCGTATGAGTTCCCTCTGCCATCTGCTCTTCTCGGTAAGTATGCGAAGGGATTTTTCCCTGCCGGCTCAGTCAATAAGCTTGATGTGCAACTCTACACGAACTCTCAAATCCCAGTGTCTATCAACTCTGGAACTGCCAATATCACCACTGGTGCCACTGTGCAATTCACCATCGACAACATCTCTCTCAACTTGTGGTATTTGACCCTCGATATGGAGAGTGCTCGCATGCTTGGATCTCCCAAGATCCATTACTTGCATGGTGTGACTCAACGCACTGCCAGTTCCACCATTGCTGCTGGAACCAGTGGATACATCAACACTTTGATTGGTCTCCGTGGCAAATCTTGTAGAACATTATTTACTAGATTCACAGATACTGGAGCAGCTGGTGCATCAACTCAAGCCAACGGTGTATTTGATAGCAAGATGCCGATGTGTTCGCAATTGAATTATTTATTGCAAGGCAAGGATCGTTATCCGCAGTTTCCCCATAATACCCAGATCTTGCCGGCATGCACACTTAACCGAACCCTAATGGCATCGGAGAAGTTCATGGAGTGGGAACAGAGATCGTCGTTCATTCCTTCTCAATTCTTCAAGTATGTTTATACTGCTACTGCACCCACTGCTGCCAACGGCTATGATCAATGGGTGGTCAATGCTGGAACTTCTACATCAGTGTCCAATCTTTGCACCTTCTTGTTCGGTGAAGATCTCCGTAAGGTGCATAACAGTCAAGTGTTGGATGGATATGATCTCACGGTGACCGCAAATCACTTCCTCGAGACAAATCTTATCCAAGCACCTACGGATACTCAATCAGTATTCTTCACCGGTCGCTTTGATATTATCTTTGAGATCGATATGGAACAAGGAACAATCAACTACCGCATGTAATTCTCTGTGGTAATAATATAATATGAATCCTTGGATCTCACATTGCAAAGCTTGGGCAAAAAAACACAAGATGTCTTACATCGATGCTGTCAAAGATCCCAAATGCAAAGCAGCCTACCGAAAATAATAGAATCCAATGATATAGTATTATATCATTGAATGCCCTACAAGATTGTGAAACAGCAGAAAGCCTATTTTGTTGAAGATGCGAAAACGCACCGCAAATTTAGCAAAAAACCTTTGACCAAATTGGAAGCCGAGAAACAGAGAGTCGCGATCGCGTTGTCTGAACACAGAAAACATCCCAGCAGGCCAGTGACCAGTTTCTTTGTTTAGACTTCTTCAGCGCATTCGTGAGTGTAGAATACGAGTGAATATTTAGTCCCAGATAGAATGGGTGAGTTCCAGTGAGTGGTGTGTTTGCCATCAAAAATAATGGCGTTACAGTTTGTGTCAATGTCATCTCCGTGTTCTGTCAATAATCTTCCTCCCTCATAATCTCCAAATGCGACAATCACAGACAATCCGACATTGTGTTTGTCTCTGTGTGCGCCGCACTGCACATTTTTGTTTAGATGCACACTTGTAAATGTGAAGCCAACTGGGCTGAATAATTCTCCAATGCGTTTTACTTCTGCCCAAATATGTGGATGTTTTCTAGAAAAGGCCGAGAGGCCAGTTTTGCGATTGATTCTATTTTTGACCAGGCCAAGACATGCACATCTATGAATGTCGAATCCTTTTCGATTATTGGCAACTTGGAGAGGGATTGTGGTTGTTTCCAGCATGTTGTGCAAATGAAAAAATTCAGCTGGATCAATCTCCCCTAAATTTATAAGTCGCTGCATATACTATAACATGTATATACATTTCATAGTATTCATGTATGCATTGTGCGTATTTGTCACCAATCGTATCTCTAAAAGAATCCCCAAATTAAAAATAGATCGGAGCTTCTTCAATGTTCGGTAGCTTGTGTGTTTTCAGAAGCCAGGCCGGGCCGTGGAATCCCTCGTTTTTGTTCTCGAGTGTTGTGGTGGTTTCCTTTGGTGCATTGAATGAAACCACATCTCCTTGGACTCGGTAATTATGCACATTGGGTCGGACTTTTTGATTGAAGATGAATGGTGCATTGTAGGTGTATCCGTGGGCACCACTGGGTGTTACGAAATTCGTGATGGCACCTCCAAGTGAATATCCCACTACATTTATGTGATCAGCAGGAACAGCATATTTTTTCTGTGCCTTCATGAGAGCGTTTTTGTCGTCTTCATAACGCACAGTTTGTTTTAACCCACCATGCAATAAAACCAGATCAGTCAGGAGATCTTTCTCGCTTTTCAGATCTGTTCCGTTTTCGATGGCCAATAGTTTTTTTTGAGATGGATTGTAGGCAATGACTCTTTCTCTGGGTGACGTGAGTTCTTTGTCAATGATATACCCGTATTCCTTGAGTGCTTTTTGCTGCTTCTGAAAATTGCGCGTATTGCCGATTTTCAGGGCTTTATACAGCTGAATCTTCTCTTTTGGTTTCCGGATCTCCTTTGGCAGAAATTCTGTTGTCATTATATAACTACATAATAAATTGTTCCATCTGATGAAAATCGTAGAACACGAAAGCCCCAAATTGGGAACTGTTCATATGAATTGTGATGGTGCCATTGATCCTAAATTGGAAAATAATGGTGAAGCAGTCAAGGTTTGTTTCAGCCGACCGAACTTCACCATTTTCAGTGGAGGCATGGGATCGGGAAAAACAAGTCTTGTTTTGAGTATGTTGAAGGGTGCATTGAGAAAAACGCATCATGAGATGTATGTGGTTATTCCAGAAATCTCGCTGCATTCCATTTCGGAAAAAGATAACATTTTTAGCAAGCATTTGGATGATGAGCATATGTATCACGAATACACGGAGGAAACTCTGAATGAGATTTATGATAAATGTGTGAAGAATGCGAGTGAGGATTTGTATAGTATGTTGATCGTTGATGATTTTGGCGGTCAGATGAAAGAGAACAAAAAATGCGAATTGATACTGCAGAAACTGATCACAAAAATGCGGCATTTGAAGCTGGGACAGATCTGGATATTGTGTCAGAATTATTACCAGATGCCGAAGAAGTTGCGAGAATTGGCCACGAATGTTGTGCTATGGAATACGAATAAATCGCAAAACAAGAAGCTGTTTCAGGAACAGTTTCAGATGCCGGAGAAACAATTCTTGGAATTGATGAAGGTGACTCCGACTACGCATGATTGGGTGCTTTTGAATCTCAAATACAAGCGCATGTTTAACAACAATTGGGATGAGATCGTTTTCGAAGATGATAAGAAATAAAATGTCCTCATATTCAATAGAATGGCGAAAAAACACGTGAAGCATTCTCATCACAAGCAGAAACAATCACAACATCAAAAAGTGATTGTGAATATTGGGGGTGAGAAAAAGAAGAGGAGAAAGCGAAAGACTCGCCGTCACAAGGAGCCATCTCAGGAAGCACAAGAATATGCTGAATCGATCTCGAGAATTGTGCCTCGCATTCAATACAATTTCCCACAACACAGTAGTTTCAATTATGATGCGTATAAAACTCCTGCGTTGGTGAGACAGCCTGAAAGTGAGACCTCGAAATACGTGGTTGGAACTCGACCTGGTCTAAGAGTGGCCACAGATGCGATTGGAGTGCAAGCTGTTCCGATATTGGCGAATGTTTCGGTGAATGAGAGTGAAAATCTGGCACAAGAAATGGAAAAGGGATTCAAGGGTGGATTTGACAAGGAATTCACGGATAAATATGAGACCCCGAATGATCTACAAATTTCCAAGCCAGAACCGAGTGCTTTAGGTAAGTTCCTTGCGATTAATCACAAGGACATCTACGAGGGATTGACTGATGGGTTTGATCGTTTTGAAAAGGCATCCAGTGCGGATCTGGCCAAGCCAGAAGAGTCTGCAAAAATGTCAGAAGAAGCTGAGGAGGAAGAGGCAATTAAAAGTGAGGAGGCGTTTCAGCGTTATTTGGAGAAGGAGAAGAAGATGCTTGAAAAATCGAGCAAAAAGAAGGAGCCTCTGCTTTCTGCCTTGAGCACGAAGATTTACAAGCCACGAGAATCGACTATTCAGAAGTTGTTGGAGGATGAACAGTTGCCTGATACGAGAAGTAACAGGAAAATGGTCACTGAGAAATATTTGAGTGCTCGTCAGGCTAGCACTGCAGCTGAACTTCGAAAAGAGCGATTGAAGAAACTACGCACTTCGGTTCCGAAAGGATCTGAGAAAACAGGATCCGGATTAGCACCTATTTTAGAGAAGGAAGAAACCCAGTTGGTTCCGATTGTGGGGAAGAAGAAAGAGAAGAGCTTGATTCAAGAGATTGCTTCAGCTGTGAGTCCAAAGGCCAGTCCAGAGAAAGAAGAGGAAGAGGAAGAGGAAGAAGGAGGTGAGAAGAAGAGTGGTGGATTAGCCAAGACATTGAAACATGTGGGTGCAAAAGCATTTCAAGCAGGTGCGACAACTTACGCGACCACAAAGAGTGCTAAGGCTGCCGCAGTGACTGCTGCAGTAGGTGGTCTCTCTGCATTTTTTGATTAATACATAATTATAATATGATTATACTATAAATATGTCCTTATTTGGATTCAACGCGAGTAAAAATCCACCCACACTCACAGCTACAGAAAGTGCGAATTTATCATCCGCTACGATCGATAATTTAACCATAACAAGCAGCTTGACTGTGGATGGATCGAGTTTATTGGAAGGCGGGATCATTTCGACTGGGAACAATGTGTTCTCGGGGCAGAATCAATTTGACAATTTAAGTTTTTCAAATGTATCTTCGAGTATTGCAATTGTGAATGGAGATTTTCAATTGCCATTAGAACCAACATCACCATATAATTTTTACCCATTAGCAACTGGTGGAACATATCCGCCGAATGATCCATATTTAATAGGGCAAGGTTTTACAGGTTGGGGGATATCAGGAACTTATACACAGATGGGTATTCAAGTAGGGGGTGGCGACTCTACTAGTAGTAGTCATTTTTATTTGGGACCTCCTCCAGTAGGACAACAGATTGTTGTGATTGAAGGAACAAATCCAATATTAACTTCTCAAAATTATTTATTGAGTTCAGGAACATACACTCTCACATATCAATTATGTAGTGGTAGAATGACTGGAAGTATGGTGACGAATGTAGTAAATGCAACAACATCTACAATAATAGCGTCATCATTACCAACAAATGTGGTGCCGGAATATGCTAATTATGTCACATTTACCTTAACTTTTATCATCTCTTCCCCAGATTATTACAATATTAATTTTACAGTAACAACTGGATCCACACTAGATTTTGTTGCCATATATGTTAAGAGTTTATTTTTAGAAAATAGCATTATCGTCACAGATGGAACAAATACAGCAACAATAGGTGGTAGTGAAAGTATTTTAAATGATTTATATGTGAATAATGGATTGACAGTGAATAGTGGTGGTGCTAATATTACAGGTGAAGTTCAAATGACAACAGCACATGGAGTAAATAACTTGGCAATAAATTCACTACTTGGTAGTAGTAATAGTTCCACAGACCAAAATGTAATAGCAATAGGAGTAGGCGCTCTACAGGCATCAACCAGTTCATCAAGTGTAGTAGCAATTGGAAATGGTGTAATAAATTCAGTATCAAGTGCTAAAAATGTAGTGGCGATTGGTGGAAGCGCTGGTAACACCGTTCATGATATTTCGAATTGTGCATTAATTGGATATGGTGTTGGTTGTAATTCAGGACAACAAAACAACGTAATAATGGGTTATAGTATTGGTGGTGGTGTTGGTTCATTCAATGTGGCAATTGGAAGCAATCAATTTCAATATTTTAATGGTTTTGGCAGCACGAACCCTAGCTATTGCGTTGCCATTGGGGATCAATCGCAGCAAAATAGTGCAGATAATTACAATACCAGTGTAGGGTGCAATTCATTGCAGTTAATTAATGGTGGAGGTATCTATTCTAGTTACAATACACGATACAATACAGCCTTGGGTTATGGTAGTGGTGCATCTCAATATCATATAAATAATTGCACGTTCCTCGGTGCAAATGCTGATGCATCTGCTGCCAATGTTTCAAACATGACGTGTGTTGGTTACGGAACGAAATGTGGAACATCAAATACGATCCAGTTGGGAAGTAATTCAGAGACAGTGGCCATGAGTGGCAATTTGCAGATTGGATCCACAACCATTACACCCAGTAGTTTTTCCGCGTTGTCTTATTTGTATTATGATGCATCCAACAATGTAGGTTATGGCAGTAGCATTTATCCTTCCACAAAGAGTGGATCGTTTAATAGTTTCTTTGGCAATGGTGTTGGATCAGTGATAACGAGTGGAGGAAATAATGTTGGGGTCGGATACACTGCTTTGAAAAACTTGACAGCTGGATCTAATAATGTGGCAGTCGGGGCAGGGGCTGGTTACAATATAACGACTGGTGTGCAGAATGTGATGATGGGGACGAATGCTGGCCAATTAATAACAAATGCAAACTACAATGTCATGATCGGGCAATCAGCTGGGTCGAATACCAGTGGAAGTTCTAGCACAAATGTGCTAGTTGGATATCAATCCGGTCAAAACATATCTGGAAATAATAATGTTGTATTGGGATATTCAGCTGGACCGCTATTATCAAGTGACAATAACATTGTGATTGGGACTAATGCGATGCAGAATGCCATAAGTGGAACAGACAACATCATAATTGGAAGGAATTCTGCAGCCAAAGTTCAAAATGCTTCTACCTACAATACGTTCATTGGTCAGGCCACTGATGCAAATACATTGGGTTCTTATAACTTTTCTACTGCTTTGGGTGCTGGTGCTACTGTAACTGGTAATCATCAAGTTGTGTTGGGAACTACAAATGAAACTGTCTATGCTCCTGCAGCATTAAATGTTGGATCAAGTTTAAGTGTGGGGACAAGTTTGGGTGTGGGGACAAGTTTGAATGTGGGGACAACTTTCACGTTGGGATCAAACTTGATTTCTGGGACAAACACTGTGACTCCAACTCAACTCGGATATTTGGCCTCAACTGTTGGCGGAATATGTGATCTATCATCGAATCAGACAATTGGTGGATCAAAAACACTGACCAATACATTAACAACTGCTCCAGGGACTAACATGATATGGACATATGATGCAAGTTCAAGAATCACAATAATGAACCCTTCTAACTATGGATTGATTCGATTCAATCACGACAACTTTTCTGTTGGAATTGGTTACAATGCATTGTCAAATGAGGGTTCAAATAAAAGCAGTAATAATACGGCCATCGGAGAAAATGCACTGAGCAATCCAGTGAATGTTCGATACTGCACAGCAGTGGGAGGAAACGCATTGCAAAATTGCACCTCTAACGGAGCAAGTCAATTCACAGAAAATACTGGAGTTGGATATAACGCATTAAATAAAGTCACATCTGGCACAGGAAATACTGGCATCGGATACAATTCTGGTATCACTTTGACCACCGGGACGAATTGCACATTCATTGGGACTGGAGCAGATGCATCTTTAAACAATCTTACTCAGTCATGTGCTATCGGTTATGGCGCATTAGCATTTGCAAATAATCAAATAGTGTTTGGAACATTAGCGGAAACGATCTACATACCTGGGTTACTACAGGTGAGTAATCAATATGTTCATAGTTCATCAGCCACAATTCAAGTGGCTAGTTTTACCATTTCAGCTCCATTCTACGAGATCTATCCTGTTGCGCCATCAGGAGCAAATATCACGATAACACTGCCAGCTGCATCCGCTGCATATCTTGGAGTGCGTTTTACAGTCAGGCGAGTCGCAGGGACAGCCACGAATACAGTCAGTAGTGCATCTTCAAATATATTGCCGACTAATTCATTTACAGCTTCTAGCACCATATTAGCAGCCGGTTCTTACACGGCCAATATTTGTTGCACAATAATAGCTTCAACGCCCACCTACTCATGGTGTATTGTTTAAATCCTTTTCGGCGAATAATATTTATCATGCTAACCTATTAGGACTAGGCTAAACTAGTTATCACACCATAATCTATTAAGCCGCTGCCTAATAGATTATAATTAAATGGTTCAAATACAGGGAATAAAAACGTTTTTATTCAAGACACCTCAACAGTTTCGCGTTAATTCTTTAGTATCCACCTTAATTTCCTTGTTTATTCGCCCATTTCTATCGACTGACTGCATAAATGCAGCCATTATTTCTTCACATACTCCAACATCTGTGCCACCGAGTGACCCATCCCCTTGGCCGTGTCTTGCAGCTCAACCAGGGAAGGCATATCCTTGAATTTGTGGCTCAAGTAGATGTGTCTCAACATGGTCGTCGATATTTTCTTACCATAAATGCTGTTGAGTGATTGCGTCAAATTCACGTTTGTCATTGGCGCTTCGTTTTTGTTGAATAGCAGGTAATCATTATCCACGCACTTGATGTATCGAGCCAAGATCGCTTTGAACTCTTTTGGGAAGGTTACTCTTTCTTCTCCATACTGTTTCGCGGTCTTGTATTTCTGGAACACGAATTCATTGTTCTTCATATCCAGATAGTTGTCCGTCTTTGGATCGTAGTTCCGCACTTTGACATAGATCCATTCGCTGCGGCGTGGAGTGAAGAAGATTCCCCCTGTCACTGTCTGTGCCATGAAGCGAGACAGCTCTTGTTTCTCGCGTTTGTCTTTTGGCTCCGAGTTGTAGAGGATCGTCTTCATCTTCTTGTATCTCGAATTCCATAGATCCACCACGTCTTCGTAATCGATCCAGTTCTGTTCCTGTTTATCCGTCTTCTCTTGTTTCTCGTAATTCTCCTTGGTCTTGTCTGCATCCGTGTTCATCATATCCACGTATTTCTTCGGCGCCTTGCCATCCAGCAATACGATCATAGCAGCTAAATTCGTCTTGCGAGTTTGCGGCGTTTTATCCTCCAGCAGTGGCAGGACATTGTCCGAGTCTTTGAACCAATTCAGATCAATCGGTTTGTCTTTGTTCTTCTCATCTCTGTAATATAGATTCTTCAAAAGAGACGAATAAGTTCGGACAGAACTGTCTGCAATATTGGGGCGCTTTTCCCGAATGATTTTTTTCAAGATATCCATCCTATATTCTCATGCCACATATTTATTTAGCATCCGCTAAACTATCTTTGTCTCCAAAGGGTTTCGCCGTGGATGGAACCTCAGTGCAGTTCCATCCTTCCACCCAGAACTGGATGTCCGGATCAATGACTGGGATAAACCCCTGTTGGATCATGTCCTGGATCCCTTTCTCATACAAGCAGTATTTGATCATGCTATTCTTGATGCAGTCATCCATGTCTTTTTCCGACGTGATTTCCACTGGAGAAACAGCCTTGCCGGATCGAACATCCTTGAAATAATCCACAGCAGTCTTGAAGTATTTTTTCGGTGGAACGGTCTTCTTCACAGTTGGCACTGCATGTTTGGTAAGGAGAATGACGTATTCGATCAAAGTTTCGATATCTATGCAGTCACTGCAGTCAGTCATTGGGGGTCTATAAAGTAGCTAAAGATTTAAAACGCTTTTGGTTCAAAAAGGCGGATTTAATCATTAATTCCTTGTGTTAATCACCACTGAGAGATTAGACATTTGTCTAAAAGGTTATGCTCTCTTTTCTTTTAATATGAATACAACGCCTCCTGGATTTGATAATTACTATTTATTCTCTTTTTTTTTTTTAAAAAAAAAAGAAAAGAATAGATAAAAAGGATAAAAAGCTAAAAAAGCTTTTCGTGCCCAAAAAACGGAAAGTCCTCTATA